CACAACGAACACGACACGTTGACCGGCAACGTTCGCCAGGATTTGATCGCCGACAGCCAGCACATCATACACAGCGTTAAAGTAACCGCTGGTGTTGATAACGTTTTGGTCATCACCACCAGGAGCGGCATACGCAAACACGCGGGGCGCGTTCGTGAAGCCTTCGCTGATGAGTTCAAAGTTAGCGCGATTGAAAGGCATATTCCATTCCTCCGATTAGGCTTCTTGAGTGGTAATCTTAACGATACCGCTGTTGTCAATCGCCACGGCATTGCCCGAGTACATCGCGGTAGCGACATACGAGGCCAGACGCGGGTCAAAGTCAACGCGGGTCGAAAGATCCATCGAGGCGATAGCGCCAAGAGCTTGCTGGTGGAACGCAAAGCAAGTGCGGTTCGCGCCAGTCTTGGGCAGGCCGCCTTCAACGATGTCACCCAGAGTGACGACGCGGAAGCCCATGAAGGTGTTTACTTCACCAGTCATCAGGGCCTTCACGTTCACAAAGTCGGCGCTCGTCGCCTTGTCATCGCCCAGCAGCGACTTCAGGCCGCTGGCGTGAATCAGCAGGGTGCGGCCTTCCATCGGCACGTTTTCCCGGCTCAGCAGGAAAGCGGCTTGACGAATGGCGTCAACCGTCAGATCACGCGGGGTGCCGCTGATATCGTTGGCAACCGTCAGGGTGGTGGTCGAAGCGTTCAGCGCATCAATGACCAACTGGTCAACGCGGCGCTTGATCGACATCACAATCGACTTCGAGATTTCGCCAACTTCGTCGAAGTTGACTTTGGCTTGCATGAACACGTTGCTCGCTTCTTGCACAACCCAGTCACGCGAAGTGACAGTCACCGCTTGGCGGGTCGGGTTTTGCAGGGGGATGGGCGAGCCGGGGATATGCTCGTGAGCCAGCGAGCGACCGAACACAGGGAACTGCGCGGTAGCACCGTTAATCCGGCGGGCACGAACGTAGCTGGTCAGGTTGGCACCTTCAGCTTGATACAGGTGCTTGACCAGCGTATCAAACTCGGTGACAGCCAAGTTATTAAGATTGATCGACATAGCTTTACCTCAATAAGTTTTTTGTTTTCTCTTATCGAAGCCGGGTAAGCCATAAGGGGCCGGATTCTTGCTCATTAGAGCCATCATGAAAAGCAAACGGGCCGCTAGGCGGGTAAGCGCTTACTTACTTCATGTTTGTAAGCGTATACTAACCTAACGGCCCGGTCAACCTACTTTATTTGAGAAATGATCTCACGGTACTGGGCTTGAAGCTCAGCGCTGCCGCCAATTTTATCCATGCCGTGCTTCTTCAAGAACTCCATCGCAGCCTGACGAGGATCAGCCGGAGGGGCGTTGTTCACGCCGTCCTTGGGCGAGGGGACGTCCTTCGACTTGCTCAACTGGTACAGCTTGTGAGCCAGCTTCGTCCCAGCCGCCGACGAGGTGATGGCCGTCAGGGCGTCGCGCTCTTCTTCCGTCAGGGCCTTGCCAGCGAAGTCTTTAAGCTCGGCCAGAATCTTGTCACCGTCCGGGCCAAGGGCTTCAAGCTCACGCTTGGTGCGCTCACCAATGGATTTCTGGTCGGCCTCAAGAACGGCCTTAAAGAAGTTCTTTGCCATCTCGTTGCTAATCCCCATGCCCTTAAACGCCTCAAGAGCCACGGGGACAAGGTGCGAATCCGGCATTTGAAAATCCGAAAAGTCGTACTTTTCCGGAGCGCTGTACTTGCTCTTGTAATCGTTCAGCGCGGTGTCGCGCTCACGAACCATTTTCGACAGCTCCGAGTACCCATTTTCCAAGTCCTCAGCCGTCTTGTACTTACCCGCAAACAGTCCCTCTTCATCATTTTGAGAATGGCGCGATACACGTTATTCTCCCCGCTTTGGAACGCCATGGTAAGGCCCATAGCGTGCCCATCGCCGGCGGCGGGGAGAGACAGGTCACGGTCAACGGTCATCTTGCGCAGATGCTCAAGAACAACCTTACCGTCCTGCGTCTCGAAAAGGCGGGCATACGCCGCCTTAATGCTTTCATGCTTGTCCAGCATCAACCTGCCCCAGAGCGCTTTCAGCGCGTTGACGAATCTCTTCATACTCAGCTTCCGTCCTTACAAGGTTAGGCGGCAGCTTCAACCGCTTTGCCGCCTCACGCACAAACACGTCCGACTTCACCAGCATCATGGCAACCTGCGGGCCGAACGTCGCCACGATGATTTCCATCAGCGTGCGCATGGCGTTCAGCTCTTCCTGATCCTGGGCCATCGCAATCGGGCTGATATGCGCAATGTTAATAATCTGCCCATCAACCCGGAACTCGCCAAGGTCAATCAGGTCAAGCTCGTCAAGGTAGTACAGCAGCAGGTTCACCAGAGGAACCACCAGCTCGTACTGCAAGCGACCAAAGGCTGAGCCGATGCGCTTGGACAGCTCTTGCTGGCGGTACGCAATTTCGGTTGCACTCTTCACCGGCAAGTCAATCGGCCCAAGCGGGTCGGAGAACGTCATCTGGCGAATTGCGTTCTGCACGTCGGCGAAGATAAACTGAGCCACGTTAAAATCGCCCGCACGAGGCAGCGCGGCAATCGAGGGGCCAGTCAACTGCGAGCCGTTGCTGCTCACCGGAATAATCGCGCCAGGCGCAATACGCAGGTTCGCAATGTTCACCACACCATCGTCCACCGCCGTGTACGCCCCGGCAACCGACAGGCTGGCGTTTTTAAGCACCAGCTCCTTCACCGCGTTCAGCGACTTCACATCCGCCAGCGCGTACAACGCCGGGCCGCGACCGCTTACCTCGCCAGTCACCTTCGACCAGCGGGCACCAATAAACGGCGACATCTCCATCTGGCGCGAGACGCAAAACTCTTCCTTGTACTTCTCGCAAATCACAAAGTACTGGAACCCACGCATCTTGCGGGTGGCAGGCTGCTTCGTTTTCCGATCCAGCTTAACAATCTCAACGTCCGTCGGAACCACACCCTCAATAAACGTGACCGATTCGCTCGGCTTGCTGGCATAGTCCTGAGCCATTCGCTCCGGCATCTGGAAGTCCGACCACATCTTTTTCAGATTGCGGAAGGGAACCTCGCGCTCAAAGAAGAACGAATCAAGGTTGCCATCCGCACCCTCTTCGTACCAGACCTTCGACAGCGGAACGGGGGTAAAGCGAAACGGCTTCTGTTTCGTCCCCTTCCCCACATGCAGCACGCCAGTCCCAAAGAACACGCTTCCCAGCACCTCGGCAATCGACGTGTCAAAGTTGCTGTTCCGAATCCCGGCAAACATGATTTCCGAGATCTGCTTCAACTGGCGAGCCGCGTTCGACTTCACCGCGTCCGGCACCAGCGGGCCGGGCTGCAAGTCAATCCAGTCTTTCATCGGGGGGAAAATGCTCGACTGGATGTTGCTCACAAACTTCTGGTAAGCATCTACCGCCGTGCTGTCAAACACACGGCCAAAACCATTCCGCTTTTCGCCTTCCGTGCGGGCGTTAAACGTCTCCATCTGCGGAAGGATGTACTCGTAGGCTTCCTTATAGGTCGTGTCAAACATTTGCTTGCGCTTCTTGGCAGAGGCGGAAAAATGCAGAATCTGACCGACTTCAAACATGGAAACCCCTCGAAAATAGAGGCCGGGGGCCGAAGCCCCCGGACAATGCGTTAGCGCGGCTGACGGGCACCCAGCAGCTCGTACACGCGGATCGTCACCGAGTCCGCGCCAGTAGCAACCGTGCGGGCTTGCAGCCAACGGGCCACGCCGATGTCGGCGTTACGCACCGGGGTCGTCGCCGAAACCGCGTTCAGCAGGGTCGGCGAAATCGCGCCAGCGGCAGTCGCCGACACGTCGGCGTTAATCACTACGGTCAGCGACGGCGAGGCACCGGTGCTGGCAGCGTGAACAGCCGCAATGGCCGACTGGTCGATTTGCAGAATGGCCGACGGCGTCGTGCCCGAAGTCAGGGTCACCGTCGAAACACGGTACTTACCATTCTCCAGCAGCGATTGCGTCCAAGCGGCCTGAGCATGAGCCGAACCCGACATGGCAACCATGGCGAGGGCGGCGAGAGCGAGGATACGAAGCATATTAGCCTCCTAGTTTTTCAGTTACACCAAGTTCGCCACCCGCGGTTGCGAACAACAGAGAACGCCGACCGCTACGGCGGCGACGGCGTTCAATCTCATCTTGATTAGCGTTGGCAAGCTCGTTGGCTCGCTGCGCGGCCTCTTGCTCCTGACGGCGCAAAGCGTCCATCTGGGCTGACTGGTCAGGCCCTTTAGGCTTCTTTACAACGTCCCCCATACAGGCGACCTCCGGCTTTTGCCAAGCTCTTCTTTAATCCTTCCGGCGTAAAGCAAAACGCGTCCAGCCCTAGCACCGACTTCACAACACTAACACAAGTGGGCACCGCGTTGCTAATGTTTCTTGACGTGACCGGCTCAAGGCTGATAAACCAAACCTCCCGCCCGTTCTCCACATGAGCGTCCGCTACGTCCAGCGCATCAGCCTCCGCTACCGTAATCCCCACATGGCTGAAGCACACCACATGCTGGCGCGTAAACAACTTCATCCACCATGTCGGGGATTCGGAGATGCTAAAAGATACGAACCACAACAAGGTTTATATCCACCCATCGGTGTTAAAGAACGACACTTGCGCCTTCTGACTCTCGCCACGCTTCGCCAGCTTCAACTCACCGCCACCAATCAGCGCATACTGCAACGCCTCATGCACGTGGCTGTACTCGTTCTTCTCCGGCTGCTCGCTGTACTTATCCCCGCCACCAGCCGTATTGAACTTCTTAAACTGGTACCCCCCGTTAAACCCCTTACGCAACAGGTTACACGCCGACGAGAGCAATAACGCCGGCTTCCCCTCCACCATCCGGTTCAACACCACCAGCACCGCCTGAATCCGAGGGCCCGTCCGGAAACCATCCATACACGGGCGCACCAGAATCCCAGCCTCCGCCAGGATCTCAAAATACGTCCGCTCGTCACTCGTCGCACGCTGACCCCCAGCCGGGTCGCCCCAATACTGAATCCGGCACCCGTTGAAATGCAACGCCACTTCCTGCTTCAAAAGCTGAGCAAAACTCACCGCGCCCATCGAGCGCGCCGCTACCTCATGCACCACATGCCAACGACCACCTGGAACCCGCTGCACAAACACCGCTGCCGGAGAAAGGCCCGAACAATCCAAGCCGCAAATCGTCTCAAACTCCGGCTTCACGTCCAGCTTCTTCCCGGCAAAATGCAGGTCATCGTTCCAAGACTTGTCATACACCGCCAAGCCTTCCTTGATGTACCCATACTTCCCATGAACGTAAACGTCCACCCACTCCTTTGTCTTACCAGCCGAAAGCGTCTCGTAATACCCCGGCGGCAAGTTGCTTACATTCTCCGCCTCGTCCGACAACCCGCTCGGCTGCTTCCAGAATTTCCAACCCGGCGGAGTCTCTTCCTCCGATGCCTTATACCACCAATGCCGATCGTCCGGCGGGTTCGTGTCCGCAATCACCCCGTACCACGTCGCGCCAACCCCATCCCGCTTGCTCGGATACCGACCCACCCGGCCAGTCCCCGCGTCAATAATCTCCTTCCGAAGCTCCCGCGCCTCGTTAAACCAAATCCCCGTGCACTCAAACGACAACAGCTTCTTCGCATCCTCCGGCGTATCCAGCGCCAGAAAGATAACCTCAGACTCGACATCGTTAAACCGCAACTTGTGCGTATACGGCGGCTTCGCCGTCATGTGCCCAAAAATCTCAGGAGGAAACCAATCCTTCCACGTCTTGATCGTCGTCGTCTCCAACTGCGGCAGCGTATTGCGCACCACCAACCAACGCGACCGCCGAACCCCATCAGGCCCCGCCTCCTGACGACACATGCGCATGAACATCTCCATCACGCACATAACGCTCTTCCCAGAACCAATCGGCCCCATCACCCCACGGAAAAACGAATCATCCCCGTGAAACAACCGGGCCGTCTTGCTCTGGGAATAGTTAAT